TTGAAAAATATACTGTGTATAAATATCAGGGTCTAAATTACCATTTAAAACAGTGAATTTAACTATATCGTTTGTTGAAATAAATAATCCTTGTGCCATATCTTATTAATTTGTATATCCCATTTTATCCCAATACGCTTGTGTGTATCCTTTTGTAGGCATATCACTTGGTTTCATTGCTACTTCTTTTTCGTTTCTGATTCTATAACCATATTTTTCAGCAGTTGCAATACTTAATGGTTTTGCATTTGGATTTGTAGGGTCAATTTTAGTTTCAAAACTTGCATAAGTTCTACGTAACCATTTATGGTTGCATCTTGCTCCGCCCTTGTATAACCAGATAGAATAGGTATCAGAACCTTTTGGACCGAATCCTGAATTTACAACTTGAGTTTCCATTGCAACAATATCTTCTTTACGATATACTTTATTAGCATTTACCATTTTATTGCAAAATTGTCTTTCACCTGTTAAATCACCACTATAAACATATCTTGTAACGAATTGAACACCATCAATAACTTTATCTTGTTCAGGACTTTTAACGTTTGGTTTTGCAGTTCCTGTAGAAGTAATAAATTGCCACATTTTAGATAATGTGCTTTTCTTTTTATTATTTAAAGTATTAATTTCTAAATCTAATTCATCTTCAGTTTCATAATCTACTTCAGTTTCATCAATTAAAAACCATTCATCACCCAAAGTTTCACCTTTTTCAATTAACAAATCAGCGTTACTATCTGAACTCATTTTAACACCAGTTTCTTCTTCAGTTGTTTCTGCGTTCATTCCTGATACATCTACAAATTCTAAAGGCTGTATAGTTTTAAAATATAACTTTAATGATATTTTATTAATAGCTAAAATTTCGTCTAAGGCATCAGTTATTTCTAATTGATATGGTTTTATTACTATGTTGTCAAATAATAGCGTAGCAGTTTTTATTTCGTCTGCATTGTTACCTAAACCACCACCTGTTTCACGTATTCCTAATAACATTGGTGAAGTAACTCTATGACCTACAATTAATTTTTCAAAACATTCTTTACTTAAATATTCATAATGTGCAGGAGCATCATTTAAAGGTAAATCTTCAACTGTAGTTTTACTTTCAGCATTAGCATTAAAAGCAATGATAACTTTTTCACCTCTTGCACCTGTTAATTTACCAAGTACATCACGTTTCATTTTATCACGCATTTCTTCAGTAGGAATACCGTTGTTGAAATTGATAACTTTAGTACCGCTAAAACCGTTTTGACAATCATTAATCTGATAATCTGCTATATTTTCTTCAAGCAAAGCATAAGGCAAAGAACCCGAATAATCTATCGGACTATAATAGTCAAATCCACTAACGTATGGGTGTAAAATATAAAGTTCAACTTCATTACCATTACCAAAACCAAAAGCAGGAATGCGTTTTAATTCTTCACTTGGTTTCTTTTTAGTCCAATCAGGGTGATAATACCAATTTTCAATTTGTCCTTTATCATTACATTTTTCTGCTCTTAATGTATGCATAGGAAAATGAAGCACTTGCTTTACTTGTTTCTTTTCCATTACAACCTGCATAGCAGCCATTCCTAAAAGTTTTCTTTCTAAAGCTATTTTCTTTAAATCAGAATCCTTTATAATAGATTTCATCTGTGCATATTCATTTGGCTTTTTATTAGAATCTAAAGCATCTAATCCTTTACCATAAATCATATTAGAAACACCTGTAATAATAGCACCATTTGTAGAACTATATAAATACCTATCAATTAAATATTGAAAGTAATTATTATCAGCACCATATTCAATATAGTTATTTTTCTTGTTTTCTTGTATTGTAGGGCTTGTATAAGCACTTAAATTTACAATTGATATATTACTCATATATTTTAAATTCGTTTGTTGTAACGTTCTCTATGTATTGATTCTCATTAACTGTATAATTATCTTTGTTTTGATTTGTACAAAAGATTTTGTCTCTATAAATTAAAGAATTCTCACTACTAAATTGTGTCATATCTGCAGTTAATATATTATTATCAGATGTTTTAATTCCATTGTCAGCAGTGAAAGGTAAAGCAGTACTTAAAATAGTTAAATTATAAAAAGTATTTTCTTTTAAATCTAAAGCTAAATCACATTTTAAATAATATCCATCAACTACAAATGTAGGATTTAATGTAACTGAAATATTAGTTGTTTCGTTTCTTAAAATAAGAGTATCTGCCGAGTAAAATCTCGGTATGAATTTTATAGTTTGTGATTCTATTTGCTCTTTTAAAATTATCATATAATATTTTTAATTATAATAAATATAAATAAGAATTGTTTTAAAACAAAAAAGGCATACTAATTAAAGTACACCTTTTTATAAAAAAAACAAATAATAATATTATGCTACAGTACCTACAACAATAAATTCTAATCCAATAGAATCTATATCGTTATTAAGGATAAAATTAGCAGCAATAAATTCAGTTCCTAAAAATTCTAATTTATAACCAGACATATCACTCATTGATGCACCTGTAGAAATTGTAGAAGTAGTTAATTCCATACCTTTTTCTTTTCCAGCTAAAAATATGTTACCGTTGTTATCTTCTACAAATATTCTTGGTCTACCATAACTTAAAATTTTAAGTTGTTTGTGGTCGGCAATAGACAACTTCTTTAAATGTAAAGTTAATTTCTGCTCTACAAAAGATGAACCATTTTCTCTTGATGAAGTAACTGTTTGTTCAAAAGTTGATGCACCTTTTAATTCGTATTTATATACTGAAGCATCAGTATCATTTGCCACATTTTGTATTACATCATTGCTATCAATAGTTATAACTTCATTACTAAGATAATTCATAAAATAAACACTCCTTATCCCGCCAATAACATTCTTACATTGTTCCGCTCTTCCCAAAGTTATATCACAAGGCATAGTCTACTTTTTTAAAATTAATATTATGCTACAGTACCCTCAACGATAGAAGCTAAAACTGCACTAACTAATGTACCAGCAGTTGGTACTATGAAATTTGCTGCTAAAGGTTCCATACCTTGAAGTTCAATTTTATAACCACTCATATCTCCCATTGCAGCACCTGTTGAAATAGTTGCAGTTACTAAATCCATTCCTTTTGTTAAACCTGCCATAAAGAAAAATCCGTTGTTATCTTCAATGATAACTTGTGGTCTTCCGTAAGAAAGTAATTTCAATTGTTTGTGGTCAGCAACAGATAATTTTTTCAAACTTAAACTTAATTTTTGGTCTACAAATGTAGTTCCATTTTCTCTTGAACTTGTTACAGTTTGTTCAAAAGTTGAAGTTCCCTTCAATTCATATTTATAACCTACAGGTGTACCACCTAAAGCAGTTATAACATCTTCTTGTCCTGCAGTTGCAGAATAAGTAACAGTTGTTGCATCACCCCAATTGATAAAATAAGCGGCTCTTAAACCACCTACAGAATCTTTACAAGGTTCAATGCGTCCTAATGAAATATCACAAGCCATTGATTTATATTTTTAAAGTTAATAAAAAAGGGTAGATAATATTACCTACCCTTTATTTTATAATTATGCTGCAGGTGTGTAAAGAACGATTTCAGTACTGATTCCGTATTGAACACCAGCTGTAAATCTCATTACAACTCTTACATTTTCTGAACCGTCAATATCAGCAAGGTCAATTAATTTAACTTCATTGTGGTCAGCTAATAAACCTGTTCCAAAATATAAGTTAGATTTTTGAGCAGCCATCATATAATCGTTAGCCAATCCGTTTGCAACAAAGATTTTAACACCATCAAAAGATAATGAACCGTTGTTGAACCATTGTGTACCTTGTGCGTTTGTACCGTTAGCACCTAATCCACTTGCACCAAATCCACCAAGAGCACGAACATAATCACGAGCTACAGATTGTGAAATATAAAGATACAAATCTTCTTTTCCGTAAAGTGAAGCAGGGATAGCATCAACAAGTTTACCAAGTTCAGCAATTACGTTAGCAGCAGTAATTCCACCTGAAACAGGAGAAGCTACATCGATAACTCCAGCATCAGCAGTAGCCAATGTTACAAGTCCATCAAATTCACCTGCAGTAGCATTAGCACCTTTCCAGATATTGTTTTCCATTTTCTCTGCAACTTTAGCAACAACGTGTGCTAAAATAAAATCAGCAAAAGCAGGTGGCAAGTTATCAAATGCAGAATATCCCATTTGAACTGCTTCCCAATCAGATTTAAACGTTTTTTTACAAAATTCAAGATTTACTTGGAATTCCTCAGGTTGCAAAATTCTTTCAGTTAAAGTAACTGTAGAAGTTGCAGTAAAATCACAAGAAGCATTAGCTACGATTGAATCAGTAGCAATTTTTTTGATAACCTCTTTGTATTTTACATTTGGTTTAACTTCGATTCCACCATTTGCAATAGTAGAACCTGAAAGTAATGCAGCAGAAATGTATTTTCCGCTAAATTCTCCACTATAAGTGGTAGTCACATTTGTTGTAGTCGCCATAATTTATTTAATTAAAAAGTTTTGCCATAACTATATCTTGTGTAGTCATTTGGCGATTAGTTGATATTTTATTTAGTTTAACTTCATTTTTAACTTCAGGTGAATGTGTTAATGGTTCAACAACAACTTCTGAACTTAATTCTTCTTTAACAACTTCTTTTACTGATTTTAATTCAGCAATTTCAGTTCTTAGTTTTTCAATTTCAGCAAAGAACATTTCTTTAGAAACTGATTCAACAATTCTTTTAGGAGTTGCAGCTGTTTCAGCTTGTGCTTCAACTTCAACTTCTACTTCTGCTTCAGGTGCTTCTTCTTCTTCAACTGCAGGTTCTTTAATTTCAGCAATAATACCTTCAACGGCTACTACTAAAATCATTCCATCTTCAAGTTCGTATTCACCTACTGGCATTGCAATACGTTCTTCACCGTTTACTATAAAAACAGCTTGTTCAGGTTCAAAAGCATCTGCTTCGATTACTGTAATACCATCTTTAAGTTTCATTTGGGCGAGTTTTATCTCCATTCCCAAAAGCGTTTTAATTTCGTTAATCACATTCATATTTATAAGTATTTATAGTTTAAATTAATATTATTTATATTTGTTATAAATTACGAACTTACATTAGTTATAGTTCTTGTGTTATCGGTGTTAGTTGTTACAACAACTTGTTGATTTGTTAAACTTCCTATTCCTTGTTCTGATAACTCACCGTTACAACATTTTGAACTGTATGTTCCGTCTTTACATACGCAACCTCTTTTACCACCTTTAGGTGAACTTGTTTTTTGTCCCATAATTTTATTTATTAATTTCAGCATTATTTATAATTGATTTTATTTTATCTAATAATTCTTGTTCTTTTGCAATTTCTAAACTCATTTCTAATTTGTCCGAGAAATATCCTTCGATGCTGAAGCCTTTAACTTTACCTGTTTTAACAAAGTCATTCCATATAGCTTCATTGTTTACTTTCATAGATACCATCCAAGTACCTACGGGTGCATTTAAACCATACTTTTTAGATTTATCCATATCTACATCTTCAACAATCCAAGATTCAACTACAGTCAAATCCTTTAGTTTCTTTTCGTGTTCTAATGTAGCGTTGTTTTGATTGCTATTCATTAAGAATAATTCACTTGCTTTGCGTACTGTATCTTCTGAAAAGAAAATATAATATTCATCATTTCCATTTCTTCTGTAAATGTTTTTATTTGGTATTAATGCAGCACCCATTAAAATCTTTTTTTCATCATCTACTTTTGCAAGTTCTAAATGTTCGCTTAATGCAATAAAGTTAGATTCTATTGCAGGAAATTCAACAATTGAAACCGCATCTATACCACTTAACTTTTCGTTTTCGTCTATTATTAATTCTACTATTCGCATCTTATATTTTTTTAATTATAATTAATTTAATTTTTATTTGTTTTAATTATCCTATACTTGCTGATTGTACTATATTTCTATCTAAGCCTTGTTGTGTTGTTACATCATTTGCTACTACATAAGCCTTAATAGGCTGTTGTTGTTGTGAACCTATTGTTTGTGCTAATTGATTTGTTGACGAAGCACCTACTACGTTGAATGCAGGAGCAGTAGGACCAGAACCCATTCCGCCACCACTTGGAGCAGAACCACCGCCACCACCACTTGGAGTTTTAACTGCTAATATAGATTGTACATTTTTCAATCCACCTGCTATTGCTAAACCTGCAGAAATATAAGGATATGCTGGACCTATAATTGATATTGGATTTAATTGTGCATTTTTAAATGCTGATTGTGCTGCTGAATAAGTGTCAATAGTTGCAGATGCTACTGCTGCTACTTTTCCTGCTGCAGTATTTTTACCAACTAAATCTGATATTTGACCTAACATTGCAGAACCTCTTTGTAAATTTTGAATTTTTGAATCAGCTAATTTTTTATCTATTGCTTCTTGAGCATCAGCGTTTGCCTTTGCATCAGCGGTTGCTTTATCCGCATCAGTTTTTGTTGCAGTTGCTAAACGTAATTTATGTTCTGCATCTAACTTCTCGATTAAAGTATCTTTTTCAAGTTTAGTACTTGCTAAGTTTTTAATTTCTAAGACCTTTCTATTATAATCTAATTCTTCTTTTTTAACAGCCGTATCTGCTAAACGATTTGCTTTTTCATCATCATATCTTTTATTTAAATCAGCTATTGATTTGTTATGGTCATCAATTGATTTTTGTTCTTCTTTGTTTACTTCGGCATTAAATTTCTTTCTGTCTTCTGCGGTTAATAATAAATCGGCTTTTATTAAATCTCGCCTTTGTTGAAAATTTAATCCTTCCTCTTTTAATTTTTCTGTTAATGCGGTTTTGTCGGCTTCGTATGCTTCTTTTGCTTTTGTTTTTTTTCCTTCGTTAATAGTTTTTATCGCTGCAGCGGCTTCCTTTTCGTCTGAGACTTTTTGATTTAATAATGTTTTTTCTTGCTTATTAATTGCCCTTCTATCTCTTGCACTTTGCTCTTGTAAAGAAAATAATGCAGCCTCAGCGTCTTGCTCTTTTTTCTTGTTCTCCCTACTTGTATCTGACAAAGCATTTAAAGCTTTTATTGCTTCAAATTTTTTCCTTGCATTTGCTAATTCTTGCTCAGTCTGTTTTCCTTCAGTTGTTTTAATTAAATCTAAAGCCTTTTTCTTTTGTGCGTAACTTGCATTTTCATCAGTCAATAATTCTTTTGATATTGCTAAGTCCCTATTAACTTTTGCTCTCGAAACACTTAGTGCGTTTAAAGAGTCTTCGACTTGTTGCAAATCTTTTGTGGCATTGGCTGCTTTTTTAAATTCACTTGCGACCTCATCCCCGAAACCGCTAACAGCTTTTTTTCCTTCTTCTAAAGCACCTTTAAAATCACCGCTAAAAAACTTAACAATAGCATTCCCAACGTTTAAAATCCTATCACGAACCACATCAACAACTGAACTCAACCCAGCCATAACTTGACTTAATTGGTCCGCTCCATCTTTTGTGGAAGTGAACGCTTTGAATAATAAAGTCACCGCCCCAACAATAGCCACAATAACAGCCCCTAACGGATTGCTAACAATGAGCCACATTTTAGTAATTAAAGTATTTGCTCCCTTAGATGCATTTCCAAAAGCGGGACTTAATTGCCCCAAGCTGTCACCCAATGAACTTATTGAGCCATTTGATTTGGATATATCAGAAACACTTTGACCCGCTTTTTTTGCTTCTGTGCTTGTTTCTTTTAATCCTGTTTTTAATTTACTAATTCCATTATTAGCACCTTCTAAACTTGTTTTTATTTGTAATTCTACTACTTTTATTTCAGCCATCTTAATTGTCTTTTAATTTGTGTTTTAAATTCCTTTATAGTAGTAATACGTTTATACTTACCTTTCGCTATTTCTATTACTTCGCTTTGTCCGTAATGTTCGTGCAATGCTAATAATTCTAAAATGTGTTTTATCATAATGTACGTAAATCGGTTAATAATTCAAATGATGCTTCACCAGTTGTTAAATCCGTTGTAAATGAATTTATAATATATCTTTTATCTCTTATTATAACCCTATTGTTAAGTTTTAAAGACGTTAAAACCGAAATAGGTAGTATAGCACTAACTTTGATTAATCGTGCTCTATAATTAAAAATATTGCTTATGTAGTTTGAGTAATAAGTTTGGTATAAACTATTAACTACAACTTCATTTGTTAATGTACTTTGTTGGTCAGGAAAATTCAATGAATAAGTAATTCCACCCGTTAATAATTCTTGTCCAAAAGCTTTGTAACTTGTGTGTGCTGTTCCGTTTCCACTTAACGCATTTGAAAAATAAAAAGTTGTACCCGTTAAACTTGTTAATATTTCAGGATTATAATCATATAAAATTATCGGCTTTGGAATGTACTTTGTTATTCCATCACTTTTTAAAGCATAACCAACTTGAAGTTTATCTTTTAAGTTATTAAAATTTAAATCCTCAAACGGTAATTTAATAGAATATTCTTCGCCATCATTATTTGTAGGAAATAATAAATTTCCATAATCAATTCCATTATTTGAAAGAAAACCTACATTAACTAATGACTCAGATTTTTCATATAAGAAGTTAATTTTTTTATAAGTTTTTACCCTTGTTAAATTTGTCACATCTGATTTTATATATTTTGTCAAATCAATAATATCTCCTAAATTATAATAACTTTCTAAAGTGTCGATTGTATAATTTATTCCATCACTTGAAAAACAAGTAAGATTAAACATTTTTAAAACACCAGCAAAAAAGTCCTCAATTTTAATTTCTGGGAAATATGAATTAATAGGCAATTTCGCCGCAGGTGTTGTTTGATTTGTTGTTTTAGTTGCTGTATCTGTAATGACTGCATATATTGGATAATATGGAAAGTCTGGCTCGTATCCTTCGAGAAATGTAGTCTCTAAAATTAATTCAGCGTCAAATGTTATAGAAGCATTTGCCACAATACTAATACTATATGTATCAAAAGTATTAAACCCAGTATTTTGATTTATATAAGAACCAGCCAAGCCAGTAAGTACCGGAGACGTTACGGAAACAAAAGATTGAGATATTAATTCAACTCCATTTTTATAAAGTATAATATCGTAAGGTAAACCCGCAACTGTAGCTGTAACACTAATCGAGATACTTTGGTTTATAAATTCAATATATTCAGAACCTTTTGCGGTATAAGTTGATTGCCAAGTTTCATTTGATAAATTTATATTGTAATAATTTGCAGGTGTTGTTTTTACATCCCAAGTTATTAAATTTGAAGAGCTTTTAAAAACAAATGTTTCTGCATTTTTTAAATATAAGTAAGCATTTATAAATCTTGCGTCTGTTAAAAAAGTACTTGGATTTTCAGTAGTTCCTTGTAAATTAACATTAAACTCATCTTCAATTATATTGAAAACTGTTTTTAATCTTACCGCTGGAAATAGCTCGTTGTATCTAATTGGGTATAATGTATTGCTTATATTATTTGTAGGGTCAATTGCACTATCATAATTCCAATATCTATTTGACGAAATTAACGGAAACATTACATCGGCACTCGTTGCAGTTGAAACTACTTTTTCTTTTACAATATCAGCCGTATATAAAATGTCATAATCTGCCGTTGGTAAATCCTTTAAAAATTTACCCGCAAATTTGTCTTTTAAGTTTCCTAAGTTACCAATAAAAGTAATTGAATAGCTTTGTACATTATTTTCTTTTATATCGCAGCTTTCTAATTGTATCTTACCACTTCTAAAAGGTATCGTGTCCAATTCGATATATGCGTCAGCTTTTACTAACGTACTAAATTGAGTATCCAAAGAATTTTCATACCAATGTTTAAATATCTTATTATTGTTTTTAGTAGCTGGAACTGTAAATGTTTGGCTAAAATCAGTATATGTTTTTCCTATATCATTTATGTTTTGAATAGAACTTGTAACGCTTATTTTTTCGTCAGCAAATAATTCTACCCTATCATATTCTAATGTAAATAAGTTCTTTATGTATATTCCTACTGTTATCATACAACGTCATTTATTAAATCAAAAGCATATTCAAAATCAATTTCAAAGTTTATCATTTTATCTTTTAATTGTGTTTTAAAAGTATGTGATTGTGTTTTAACTTTTACAGGTTTATTATCCAATAATACAGTTTCACTTAATAACAAATCAGTTATTAACTCATTGTAATTTTCATCTACCCAACCCGTGTTTAATTTAACAGTTTGTGTTCCGTTTATATTAAAAACTTTGCTTTGCCCTTTATATACATTGTAATCAATTGCATCAGGAAGTAAATTATATTCTGAACCTTTTACGTTTATAGCATTTGTCTGAGCCTTGAAAAAAATTATATCTTTCCAACCTCCGTATCTATTAATAAATGAGCATCTAACAGGTGTATATTTACATTCTTCTATTGGATATGTGTAAAATATATTTACTGTTGGGCTTCCACTTATAGGAGTTAAAGTAATTGTAACTTTGCAACCATTAACAAAATTACCGTCAAATATTACAGTTGTAACTGGCACCTTTAAATTATCACTTACAGCTACACCAGACGCAATATTTTGAGTAAAAGTATAAGCTGTGCCATCTATCCTTTCCCATTTGATAGTTAAAACATCAGTTGATAATTTATCATACAAAAAGTTTAAATACTCCATTTTTAAATCAGCATAAGAATCTTTATAATAATAATTATTAATATTTGGATTTGCTAAAAGAAGAATTTTAGTATTACTTGGGTTTTGATTCCCATCTGAATAGTTTGTAAATCCATTTACACCTATATAATCAACATCGGTTAAAAGTGTATATGTACTTCCTACTAATTTATATCTTTTTACTTTAAAAACCACCCATTCATTAAAAGCCTCAGTTCCAGCCAATGGATTATTAACATTGTTTGGTTTTATATTGTCTATATATTCTTTGACATAATTCGAAACATTATAAACAGTACTTAATTGTGTTGTACTTGGATTTAATTTCGATAGTGTATAGGTTGGACCTGCAGGATATGGACCCGAAGCAGGATAAATATATAATTCAATTTTGCTACCTATTGCACCCGCCTCACTTACTTCAATTATAAACGGGCTTCTTACTTTTACTACTTTCATACTATATGGTATTTTGTATCAATTAATTCTTCGTCAATATATATTTCTTCTTTGCAATCCCACAAAATTACGTACTCACTTGAGTCAATTGTATTTTCGCTTTTAATTGTAAAAGTTTCAATTGTATCTTCTCCTTTATAAATTTTTACTATGTTCATTTTA